GTTTGAAAAAACTTCAGGAGAAGTAAAAATAGTGGATTCTACTCCATGGAGCTCACAAAAATTAGAAATACAATACTAATGTCCAACCACATAAATTCCCAAACAACTTGATACACCGCCAAAAAATAATGTAGATTCACAAAAAACATAGCCTGAGGGTCAAAAAATGGGTATAAAAATACCTGCAAAAGAAGGAAATTTAATTCAGGAAGAGATTTTAAACCTTATCAGAAAAAAACAAGAGCTAAATGAAGAACTGGCAAAAATAAATAGAAAATTGAAAGAAAAGCTAAATCTTCAAAGACAGGTAATCATAGATTACGAAAGCTGGGTAAAACAAAAAAGCATAGAAAAGTTTGGTGAAGTAAAAGCTTCTTACTCTATTAGAGAGGTTTCCAAAATAACCGGAATCTCCCGTTCAACTATTCACCATAGAATAATGGAAGGTCAGATTTTAACATTGGAAGACAAAAATAAAAGAATTCCCTTTGAAGAAGTAGTTAAGCTTGTAAGCTTATATTTTTGACAAATTTCTCTTTTTCCTGTCCAACCTGTCCTAACTTTTTCTATCTTCACATTCTATCTTTTTTACATGATTAAAATGCCAGGTAGCCAAGAGATTTTAAATATGTTGATAGCTGACTTTTCTCAGATTATTAATACGACAAAAGCCCATAAAGGATATGGGCAACATTCTACAATTCCGTCACTTGCTGTTGAATTTGCAGGCCAAAGCATTAAGAGAAACAGAAAAAGATGGAAAACTACTGAAACAGATACAGGAATAACAATCAGATACAAAATAAATGATGTTATCTTCACATTTGAGCTTAACGCTCAGGTTCCTGAAAGCCAGATTAATCTTTTAGACCAGATTGTTTCTTTGATTTTAAACAACCCCTATAAAACAGACTCAAATGGAGAACAGCTGGAATTATCCATAACCCCATTTGAATTCCAGGAGGAAACAGACAAACAAGGAATAAACAAATATAGAGCCACCTTAACAGTAAAGGGTATATCCGTTTTAGACAAAGAATATCCAAAAATACCAGTTAATACGGAGGTTACATTCTCATGAAAGCAAAAGAAATAGCAGAAAAACTTTTAATTAAAAAGGCAAGGGTAAAACAGGGAGATAAAGAAAGAGAAATCATTCTAAAAAACAGAATGCACATTTTTGAAGGAATGAAAGTGGCTTTTAATCTCAAAGACGATGATGAAATATCAGAGGGAAAATTCAAAGAGATGATGGACGCATTTCTGAACAGTAAAAGCCATGAAATACCAGATCTATCAAAAAAATCTCCAGAAAAAGTTGGTGAAGATATTGCCACTGGAGCATTAGTAACTAAAAAGAAAGGAGGCAATAAATAATGATTAGAGTAGAAGGACAAAAGTCAGCATTACCTGATGTTGATGTTCTTTTTTATGATGGTGCGTTAGGACGAATACCAGCTACCGGAGATGGAATAGCAATAGCAGTTGGCGTAAAGGATGCTTCGGGAACTGCCACAGCAAATCAGGTTTATAGACTGTTTCTCCCTAATGATTACGAGAAAGCGATTGAGCTGTTTGGTGGAACTTTTGCAGATAAGCTTCTTGATGCTGTTTCAAATGGACAGGGAATAGTTTATGCAATATCTGCAGCTTCTAATACATCTGATGACATACTGACTGCGATAGAAACAGCTGTTGAACAATCACTTGTAAATGGAGACGCTCTCTTTGAATACATAGCTGTTTTAACACCAGTAGATAAAACACTTGCAACATCAATAGAGTCTTATCTTTCTTCTCTTGTATCAAGACATATATATGTCTGGGCAATTGTGGAAGCAAGAGACAAGAACCCTGATCCAACAGTTGAACCGGATTACGATACTTATGTAACAAATCTAATAAATGAATGGTCTGGATTTAGTGCTTTAAGAACTTTTGTTGTTGCTGCTTATGCAACTTTTACAAACATAAAAGGAAATCAGGGACACAGAAATGGTCTTGGTTCTATAATGGGGCTTATCTCCAGAGCAAAGGTTTCTCAGGACATCGGGGAAGTTGGAGCATTTTCTATTAAAAATCTTGTTTCACTTCCAGATGGTCTTACTTATTCTCACATTTATACACTTGACCAGGCAGGTTTCATAACAATCAGAACCTACGATGGATATGCAGGATACTACGTGACAAATCCTGTTGCAATGAATGACCCAACTTCTGATTATCACTTTATGTATGCAAGAAGAGTGGCTGATAAAGCTGCAAAATTATCCAGAAAAGCAGTAATGAAATATCTAAAAGGTGAAATACTTCCACCAAACAACCAAGATCCTTCAAATCCTGTGAAACCGACAAAATCTCCAACTGTTCAGGAACTTAAGGCAAAAATAGAGCATACGTTAAAAGTAGGGATGTATGACAGAAAAGAGCTTTATGGATACAGAGTATATATACCTGAAGGTCAAGATATCTGGGCATCAAGAGAACTAAATATATACACAAAATTAATTCCAACTCCACATATGGACTGGATTGAAATACATCAATCCTTTGAAAATCCACTTCTTGAAATAGGAGGTTAATGAAAAATGGCTAACGTGTTAATCAATGGAAAAGAGTATGACTGGAGTTCTGTTGAAATAGGATTAGATGATGCACCTCAAATACTAAAAGACCACATAGTAGCAATTGATTATGAGGACAAGGAAAACATAAAAGCAAGATATGGCAGAGGAAATATACCTATTGGCTGGACAAAAGGTAAATGGGAAGGCTCAGGGAAAATTACTTTAACAAGAACTGGCTTCAATATATTAATGGAATGGGTAAGAAGTCAAGGTAAACAAAGAGTTTCTCAGATAGCTCCTTTCCCTATAACCATTTCTTATCTTGATGATGAGTTTAATGTAACTGTTACAGATAAGTTGCCATCCGTAAAAATGGATAATCCAAAGACAAAAGCAGCAGAAGGAGATGAAAAGGTTGATGTAGAAATAGCTCTAATTCTTTTACAACCAATTGAATGGGGTGCTAAAGCATAATGATTGTAGACTGGCTTTGGGAAATTTCTCCCACAAGCTTTAAAACAGGGAATAAAGAAAAAACAGAAAGAGATGTTTATAAACTTTATCAGGCTTGGGAAGTTAATATTGAAAATTTCAGGCAACATGCATTTACAGTAAGAAGGCAGAGATTTCCTCAGTTTGCAAATTCAAATGCTTTATATCTGCTTGGCAAAGAAAGAGGATTTAGCAAATTTAAATCTGAAACAGAAGAAGAATTTAGAAATAGAGTTATAAACGCAATACCATGGTATGAAAAAGCAGGAACTGTAAAAGGAATTAAAGAAATTCTATCCCTTTATGGATTTGAAAATGTAAAAATAACACCAGTTTTACAAACAGATCCAAGCAGATGGGCAGAGTTCAGGGTAGAGGCAGATGTAAGAAATGGAATATCTGAGGAAAAATTTTCACTGATTTCAGAGCTTCTACCAAAAATCAAACCTACACATGAGGTTTTAGAAAAACTGATTATCTACCTCACCTCAGACTTCAAACAAAACAGAGCGACAGCTGTTGTTTCAGGACATGACCTAACAGTTTATCCATATAGAGTGAAAGAAATACAAACAGCGATTGGAGATTACAGGGCTATTGGTTATCAAGCAGTTCATACAACAACAGTTTATCCTCAAACACAAGCAGCATAGGAGGCTATAGATGGCTACAAATGAGAATTACTATACGATACTTACCAGTTATGGAAAGCAAGCACTTGCAAACGCACAGGCAAGCGGAACAGCTGTAAATTTAGTGGAGTTTGCAGTAGGAGATGGAAACGGCAATTATTACGCTCCGAACGAAACACAAAATGCATTGGTTAATGAGGTTTATAGAGCTCAAATAAACAGAATTACTACAGATTCAGCAAATCCAAACTGGGTGATAGTGGAGGGAATTATCCCCGCAGATGTCGGTGGATTTACGATTCGTGAAATAGGAATATTTGATGATGCAGGAAATTTAATAGCTATCGGAAACTATCCAGAGACATATAAACCAGTTCTTTCTCAAGGTGCTGGAAATGACATGTATATACGCTTTATCATGGAGGTTGAGAATGTAGACAGTGTTCAGCTCAAAATAGACCCAGCTATAGTTTTAGCTTCTCGCAAATATGTAGACGATGAGATAACTGCTCACAATGCAGACATAACAGCTCATAGCAACTTATTTTCAGTTTCACCGCAAGGAAATACTGCAATATACCGTGAAAACGCAAATGGAGAATTCCAGATCAAAGATAGAGCAACAGGAATTGTATACAGGTTATTTGTGGAAAACGGATCTATAAAACTGGAGGTTGTATAAATGAAGTCAGTATATCCAGAAATACTTACTCCTGATAATACACTTTCTGTATCTGGAGTTGATAATGGAGATGGAACTGTAACCATTTCTATAGCAGAAGGGCAAGAATTTTTAATTCAAGATGTAAAGATAAACACAACAGGCAGAACAGATTTATCTTTTACTGTGCCAATTCCTACTACTACAGGACAGGTTGATACATACCATTTAAGATATAGTCTAAACGGAAAAAGCGTAAATAATCACATTCCGAATAAAAACAGTTTTTATCTAATAAATGTGACAGATGCCAATTATAATCCTAACAGTGCAGAAGAAAGCGATGAACAGTTTGACACAAAATATGATGATATGCTGATTGCAAAAGTGGAAATCGCTGACACAGGAAGTATTGATATATTAAGTTACGTAAATAGGAATAAGAAAGAGATACTTTACTATTCAACTGCTAAGACGTCTATATCTATGTCTCTTCCTGTAGCAAACACATGGTACGATACACCTTTTCCAACATTTACGATACCAAAACGAGGAAAGTACATTTTACAGTTCTCCCACAGGGCGTGGTATAGTAACACATCAAACTGGTGTAAGTTTCGAATCTTAAAAAACGATAGCGAGTTGGAACAGATTTTTCACGCAAATATAGATAATGGAAATCTTGAACATGCAGATTACACAGGAGCAGGGACACTTCATTTTCATGCAAATCAAGGTGATATTCTGAAAATTCAAGCATCTTCAGTTACAGATAACACAACGCTGGCTTTGTCTGACCAGAATGGATCAACCACAATCATCTTACAAGAGGTGTGATAAGATGAAATATTACATAGTAGAAGATTTGATTCAAGGTCTCTTGAATCCTGGATCATTAGTTCCTGATGTCAATTATCTTCGTTATAATCCAAAAACTAAAGAAGTAATTGACATTCGGAAGCTCCCACAACCATATACTTTCTATATAGATGAAAAAGGAATTAAACATATTCTTCAATTAAATCAGAATTGGCAACCATTACAATGCAATTATGATGATGAACTTATAAATGATAACGGAATCTGGAGAGTTAAAACAGAAGCAGAAAAATTACAAGAAAAAATACAAGAAAAACAAGGAGTGCTTTTATCATTTGAAAAGCAGAGAGTTCAGAAAATTTTAGACATCTACGGTTATATATCACTTGCTGACATACAGATTTGTGCACAAAAAGAAAGAAGTGGTGAAGAAGAAGGAACAGAGGCACAGGATTTAGAGAATTGGTGGTATACATACGACAACCTGATCTGGTCATACATAGACAACGACCTTTCAGCATTTACAAGCGTTGACGAGCTGTTGCAAATAGACATGAAGAATATTGAAGAGCAGATATATCAGCAATCTATACAGCAATCACCATTACCTGGAGAGGGGTAATATGAGTCTGGTTGATGAACAGTGGGAATTCTTAAAAGATGTAGCAAAGTTAATTCAATTTATAGAAGAAAAAGGCTGGAAGGTGACAGGAGGTGAATTATACCGAACAAAAGACCAGCAAGAAATTTACCTTAAGAAAGGTCTATCAAAAACAATGAACTCTTACCACTTAAAAAGACTTGCCATTGATCTGAACTTTTTTAAACCCGTAGAAGAAAACGGACAGATTACATACAAGCTCACCTACGAACAAAAAGATTTAGAAGAATTTGGAAAGTATTGGGAAAGCCTCAGCCCTCAAAACCGTTGGGGCGGGCATTTCAAAAACTTTAAAGATACTCCTCATTTTGAGAGAAGATTGAAAAATAAATAGGAGCGTAACAATGTTTTATTTATATCTTTTTCTGCATACTTTTATTATCGTTTTATTGTCCCCAATCAGATGGAGTTTAAACACAATAGTCAGATTTACCTGGAAACCTGCATTTCAATTTAAACCTGAACTGTTTAAAAATACTGATGTTTCTTTAGATGATTTGGAGAAAAAAGCAGATGAGATACATAACAACCTCAAGAAGAATATAAACAAGATAAAAAATGCAGGAGATTCTGTAAAATTCATTTCCATCTGGTATGTAGCAACAGGAGACAAAGATGTGTTAGATCTGATAAAGAAGTATATCAAAGATGGGAAATTAAACAGAAAGGCAGATACAACAACAAATAAAAATTTCTCTGGAGATATGTGGGCAGGTCTTTCATATATGCTCACAGAAATGTATTTTAGCCGTGAAATAGATATTGAAAAGGATTTCAAAGAAGAAATTATCAAAGCACTGGATAATGCTTTATTTGAAAAACCTTACCTTATTTTCAAGTCTAACAGCAGAAAACAAGATAGGGGATACCTGCTGAGATGGTTCTTTGCAAACAGCGGACATTTTTTACCAATTCTTATACTGCTTCAGTTGATGTATAAGTTAACCAGAAAGAGAAAGTATCTTTATCTTTACCATGCGATTTTTCCGGTAGCAGCAATAGATATTCTTATAAACCCAACTTTTGCAGTAGCATTAGGAAGGAATCAGTATCTGCAATGGTATTACATTCATAGCAACTTCCTTTTTTATTATTCCCTTTACAGACTAACAGGGAGCAGAATCTATAAGTATGCTCTTAACTTTCTGTATAAAAGATTCTGGTTCAATCCAGATTTTGCTGGACTTTTAGGAAAGAAAAACATTGTTCTGCTCTGGGCAAAGGATTACATCAAAAAGCCAGACAGATGCGAGAAAATCTGGAGGGAAAATGTAGCTGAGTTTAAAAACCTGAAAGATTTGCTCAGACTAAGAAAAGCCACTGAATATTACAGCAAAGTTATTATTCCACCAAGATGCAGACGGAACGATTATCAGTGGGAAAAAGCCTTGAATGGTAACGAATACAAATATAATTCCCATTTGGCAGGTATAGATTTTCTGCATCTTATCTATCTACTGAGAGGTAGAAATGGACTTTTTAACAATATTTAAGGAACCAGACGGAAAGTGGAGCTTTACAAGGATATCAGGATTTTTACTTCTTTTATACTACATATTATCTGCAGCTTATATCACAATTAAAACCCTAAAAATACCAGACTTACCTTTGAATCAGATGATACTAATAGCAGCTCTATATGGAATAAACAAAACAATTCCAAGCGTAAAAAAGGTAGCTAAAAATGTTTCTGCTAAATTTGATAAGTAAAAGGCTTTTTATTTATGGAATTTTAATTGCCTTAATAGCAAGCGGGTTTGTGTATCAAAAGATAAGAATAGAAAAACTTGAAAAACATTTATCTGATATTAAACTGCAATTGCAAGAGAAAGAGAATAGCCTAAAACTTTGTCTTTCGAATAATAAAACCTTTTTAGAAAACATAAATTCAAAAGATAAAGTAATTAAACAATTACAGCAGAACCTGAGAGATAACAACAGACTTTGTAAAAAGCTATTAAACAGAAAAGATAAACTTATATCAGACTTACAAAAGATAAAAACAGAAAAGCCAAAAGACATAAAGCCAACAATTATTTATAAAGAAAAATGTAGTTTCAAAATAGAAACAGGAGCACAACTCCATGAAAAAGACTTTATTTTTGATGTGTTTAACAGCATTGGCAAGTAGTTGCAGTATAAAACCAAAAGAAAAGATGATTTACAAATACATAGAAAAGCCTGTTTATATAGAGTGTGAAAATCCTGTTATTCCTGAAAAGCCAAAATTTCAAACTTACCAGATTTTTAGAGTTAGATTTGAAGGAAAGTATTATTACTGTGCTAATGTAGAAAATGCAAGGATAATATCTGAGAACTGGCTCAGATATAAAAATTGGTGTGAAAGCTTGAAAGAAATATTAGAAAATCAAAGAGCTCCTCCTTAATCAAAAAAAATTCTCAAAATAAATTAGAAAATTTTTACAGGAGGTTTGCTATGATTCCCTACATTGGCGGTAAAAAGAATCTTTCAAAATGGATAATCTCAAACTTTCCAAAAAACTATAAAGAGCTGACCTACATAGAACCATTTGGTGGTGCTGGTTGGGTATTATTCAAAAAAGAAAAGTCAGTTTTAGAAGTTTACAACGATACAAACCAAGACCTTGTAAACCTATTTCTGCAGATACGAGACAACTACAAACAATTTAAACGAAAAGCTTACTGGACACTACACTCAAGAGATATGTTTAAAATAGCAAAAACAAAATACAAATACAGAAAATTTGATGATGATGTAGATAGAGCAGTTCAATACGCAATAATCAGGGTTCAAAGCTTTTCTGGAACAGGAAACAGCTGGGGATACAGGAAAACTGACAAAAACTCAAGATGGATAGCGTTCCTTAAAAGATTAGTCCAGATAAGAAAAAGATTAGAAAAAGTCCAGATAGAAAATTTAGATTTTAGACAAATCATAGAAAAATACGATAGTGAAAAAGCCCTTTTTTATCTTGACCCGCCATATATAGAGAAAGAGCATTACTATAAAACCACTATAAAACCAATTTCACAGAAAAAGACCACATAGACCTTGCAAAAATGCTACAAAACATGAAAGGTAAATTCATCCTGTCTTATTATCCACATCCGCTAATAGATAAATACTATAAAAATTTCAACACCCAGACAAAGCAAGTAAGTAAAGCAAGTTATGGAATTACAAAACTATCAAAACAGAAAACAAGACCAAGAGGAACAGAACTTTTGATTAAAAACTTTTAAAAGCCCTGCCCGAAGGCAGAGCAACCCTACATTGGCGGTTTGTCTCCTCAAGGGGACTTTTTTATTTTACAGTTTTGTCCGAACAAATGCAAGGTTTTATTTTTTTCTATATAGGTTGAAAATCTTTATATGGAAAATAAAAAAATATCTCCAGAAAAACTTGCAAAATTTCTTTCCAACAAAGACGACAGGATATTTTTAAGGATTAATCACGAGCTAAAAGAAATTTTCATGGAAGCGTGTAGGGAAGAAAATATATCTATGTCAAAAGTTCTCGAGCAATACATAATAGATTTCTTAAAGAAAAAAGGAAAAATCTAAAACCTGTTATATATAACATCTTCACATCTCCCACCTGCTATATTGAATAGAAAATTAAAAATCAGGAGAAATAGCAGGTGGAAAGTCTATTTATCTCGGCTTTGAAGGATTACTTACCTCCAGCTACAATTTTTATAGGTGTTTTAGTTTATTTGTATTTCCAGAATAAAAATCGTGCTAAGGAAGCAGAAGAAATAAAACAATTCATAGACAAACGATTTAAATCTGTAGAGGAGAAATTCAATCAAATTTCAGATGAAATAAAACAGCTTTATGAAATTTATCATCAGCTTGAAACAGAACAAAAAGAAAAGTATCACGAACTTGATAAGAAAATTCTAAAACAAGAAAACAACTATGTAGAAAAGCTGGACTTTATATCACTTATAAATGACACAAACAGGAGATTTGAAGTCCTACACAAAACGCTTATAGAAAGAGATGAAAAATTTAGAGCTGAAATAAAAGAACTTTTTCATATTGCTTTGAAAAATAACAATAACGGAGCTGGAAAATGATAGAAAAAGCGAGAATAAAAGGCAGAATACTTGGATTTTACAGAAATGTTAAGCCTTTATCTGGGCTTACTCTTGGTGAAATATATGCACTTTTGCTTAGATACTATGAACCTGCCGCGATTGAGCTGTCTATTTTAAAAGATATAGTTCTTGACCTCATAAATGATGGATACCTACGAAAAGAAGCTCTTTATCTTGATGCTGATACGATTTTGTTTGCTACAGAAAAAGCATATCTGCTTATAGACAAAAAAAGAATTGATGAAACTATAGAACTACCAAAGGATCTGTGATGAAAAAAACAAGGCTGAAGAAGTTTGATAAGCTTCCAGAACATGTAAAGCAGGAAGTTATACAGCTTAGAAGACA